AAGCTTTCATCAAGATCCTCGATCCCTCTCAGAAGCTTTAGAAAAGGAATTTGGGTTCAAAAATGTTGAGTAGAATCCTAGTATTAATAGTAATTTTTAGCTTGTTCCCCGCAGACTTGTTCGCACAAGAAGAAGAACCTCAGTTTACTCAGCTAGAAGAAGGTGAACCAGCACCATTTGCCGGCACCCTTTTTAATCCTACAGCAACGGCACAGCTTATCGCAGACCGTGAGTTTCGGCTCACCGATTGCGACTTGCGTGTAAACTATGAGATTAATCTCTTAACGGCCCGCCGCGACTTGGAGTATAATCTGCTACAAGTGCGCTATGATTCGCTTGAGGAGCGCAGCACCGCTTTGTCACAGCTCAAGGATCAGGAGATTGCTGATCTCCAAGAGATGGTGCGCAAGCACCCCAATCGCCATAGCCATTGGTTCTTTGCGGGAGGCTTTATCGCTGGTGCTGTCACTTCAATCGCAATCTTTTTTGCAGCGAGAGAGATAACACAGGGGTCACAGTGAGTCAGAAGAACTGGGATAAGATAGCAAAGGTGGAACAAGCTATCAGCAAGAAGTATGGCAGAGAAGCCGTTCAAAATCCAAAGGGAAATTGGACCGACGAGAAGGAAGCTGAGTACCTTGAGCAAATCAAGCGTTTGGCTCAAAAGGAAGCCCAACTGCACGAGAAGGACGAGAAAGTAGAAGTTAATGGTATTTTAGTACCCAAGAAACTACTTAATAGAGAGTCTAATCGTACCTGTCCGGTGTGCGATACATATTCATTTGATGTCCGCGATGACGTTTTTATGAATAAGTTTGATTGTTGCCGGGTCTGTCATATAAAGTATGTTGAAGGGCGAGAAGAAAGATGGCTATCTGGATGGAGACCAAATAATGGCAACGACACTTGAGATTATCCGAGGAATTGCGCAAGCCGCAGCAAATGTATACGACGGCGCCCACGATGAGGGTTCCTCTTATGATGGAAAAGCACGAAAGATTGGCCTTCGCCGCGAAGAGGGGCACATGATTAACGATCGCCGTGTCATTGATGGCTTCAATGTTAAGTTTATGGGAAATGTTCTTCGCGTTACCTACCAGGGAGAAGTTCAGCTTAAAGAGGTGTACGCCAATGACTTTGAGAGCAACATGGAGCAGACATTTGCAGAGATTGTAAAGTTTCTTAAAAAAGAGTACAAAGACATTACAAAGAATACATTATCCTTAAAGAAGCTCGGCGAATGTGATATGCTAGTACAAAATCGCTCCCGTGTTTGGACATGGGTCCAGGCCACTTGTGACTATGAGATCGGCGGCCTAACTGGAGTAGTAGACGATGAGGCACAAAAGGAATTGGCTGATCGCAATTTCCGCAACCTTCTAAAGAGAACTCCCCAAGGTTACGGTCCCGAGACCCCTTAAAATGAAGAATGGCGTACCAACTTACCAAGAAAGAAATTTATAAAGAAGTTATAAAGTGTGGTAAAGATCCAGTCTATTTTGTAAATAATTACGCGCGCATTTCTCACCCTCAAAAGGGACTCATACCTTTTAAGACATACGAATTTCAGTCGGAACTTTTAAGCGATTTTAATAATTATCGCTTCAATATTATTCTAAAAGCCAGGCAGCTAGGTATTTCCACAATTACAGCGGGATACATTGTCTGGCTTATGCTTTTTCATCGCGACAAGAATGTTTTAGTCATTGCAACTAAGTTTGGCACTGCCTCCAATCTTGTTAAAAAAGTAAAGCACATACTCAAGAATGTTCCTGACTTCTTGCAAATTACAGACATTACTATAGATAATCGCTCTTCTTTTGAGTTGTCAAACGGGTCACAAATTAAAGCCTCCTCAACTTCCGGCGATGCCGGCCGTTCGGAGGCTTTGTCGCTTTTGGTGATTGATGAGGCCGCCCACGTTGAAGGTCTCGGTGAATTGTGGACGGGACTATACCCCACACTGTCGACGGGTGGTCGCTGCATCGCGCTTTCTACTCCAAATGGAGTGGGAAATTGGTTTCATAAGGTTTATTCTGAAGCCGATCAGGGACTCAATGATTTTTACCCTACCAGGTTACTGTGGGACGTGCATCCAGACCGAGACCGGGAATGGTTTGAAAAAGAAACCCGAAACATGTCCCGACGCCAAATTGCTCAAGAATTGGAATGCAATTTTAACACGTCCGGAGATACAGTTATACATCCTGATGATATTAAGAGGATCTTTGAAACTGTTCGCGATCCTAAGCACCGCACCGGATTCGATAGAAATTTTTGGATCTGGGAGGAGTATCAGGACAATTGCAATTACCTGCTTGTAGCTGATGTTGCTCGTGGTGACGGCAAAGATTACTCTGTTTTTCATATTTTGAAGCTGGAGACCATGGAAGTGGTCGCGGAATATCAAGGCAAGCCAACACCAGATATTTATTCCAATATGTTGTTTTCTGCTGGCCGAGAATATGGAAATTGTTTATTGGTGGTCGAAAATAATTCAGTAGGCTTTGCGGTCCTTGATAAATTAATTGACCTTGGGTATCCTAACATTTATTATTCGGTTAAGTCTACTCATGAATACGTTAGCCAGCTAGAGGCTGAGGTGATGTCTAACTCTGTGGCAGGTTTCACCACCTCCCAAAAGACACGACCACTAATTGTAGCAAAGTTAGAAGAATTCATTAGAAATAAACTAATTACCATATATTCTTTGCGAACAGCAAGTGAATTCAAAACTTTCATATGGAATAATGGCCGACCCCAGGCCATGAGGAGCTACAACGACGATTTAACAATGGCACTAGCGATAGGCTGCTGGGTTCGTGACACAGCCCTTGAGACGAGCCAGAGAGACATAGAATATCAAAAGGCATTCTTAGATTCAATGATCGTGTCAAGCACAAAATTCAGCACCGCAATGCCTGGCATGAATGGATATGATAAAAGGCTTGACCCTCAGACAAGCTCAAAGCACGAAGAAGCAATTCAGCAACAAAAAGATTTTGTTTGGCTGTTTAAAGGATAAGAAAGAATGGCAGATCGAAAAAATAACCCAAGAAATCAACAAAACCGATTATTTAAGCAACTGACAAGAATTTTTTCTGGTCCAATTGTTCGATATCGCAGCCAGACCGGCCGCCAGATCCGCCGGCGCGACATGGATAATTATGCTGCGCGCTTTCAGTCAGCCAGCGGCCAACAGTTTAAGAAGTCAGAATACCATGCCTATGAAAAGATGCAGGCTAACGCCTATGTCAACCAAAATAGATCCGAGAGATATTCTGATTTTGATCAAATGGAGTACATGCCCGAGATAGCATCGGCTTTGGATATTTATGCAGACGAGATGACAACGTCATCAGAATTAACACCGCTTTTATCAATTAAGTGCCATAATGACGAAATCAAGACTGTCCTAGAGACGCTATATCACAATGTTCTAAACATAGAGTTCAACCTGTTTGGGTGGTCCCGCTCTATGTGTAAATTCGGGGATTATTTCTTATATTTGGATATTGATGAAGAGCAGGGTGTTCGTGCCGCCATAGGCCTTCCCTCTATGGAGATAGAGAGACTTGAGGGCGAAGACAAAACAAATCCCAACTATGTCCAGTTTCAATGGAATTCAGCTGGCTTGACATTTGAAAACTGGCAGGTTGCTCATTTTAGAATTTTAGGAAATGATAAGTATGCTCCGTATGGAACGTCAGTTTTGGAGCCTGCCCGCCGCATATGGAGGCAGCTAACGTTGCTCGAAGACGCTATGATGGCCTATCGTATAGTCCGCTCTCCCGAACGTCGTGTCTTTTATATCGATGTGGGAAACATCAATTCGAACGATGTTGAGCAATATATGCAAAAGGTTATGACACAGATGAAACGCAACCAGCTCGTTAACGAGGATAATGGTCGAGTTGACCTTCGCTACAACCCCATGTCAGTAGAGGAAGATTATTTTATTCCCGTTCGTGGAGGCACCTCATCCAGAATTGAATCGCTCCCCGGTGGCTCTTTTACCGGTGATATCGACGATGTAAAGTATTTGCGTGACAAACTGTTCTCGGCCCTAAAGATTCCTCAATCTTATTTAACACAAGGTGAAGAAGGCACCGAGGATAAAACGACATTGGCCCAAAAGGACATTCGCTTTGCACGCACCATACAGCGCCTGCAGCGCTCTATTGTATCAGAGTTGGAGAAAATTGGAATTATCCATCTTTATACCTTGGGTTTTCGTGGCGATGACATCATCTCCTTTGACCTGTCTTTAAATAATCCTTCAAAACTAGCAGAATTACAAGAGCTTGAGCATTGGAAGACAAAGTTTGATGTGGCGAGTGGCGCCACTGAGGGATATTTCAGCCGGCGCTGGATCGCCGAGCATTTGTTCCACCTCTCTGAGGAGGAGTTCTTAAGAAATAGTAGGGAGTTAGTGTATGATAAAAAGTATGATGCATTGCTGCAAGGGCAGTTTGAGGCCGCTACTGCTGATGCTGCTGCTGGGGGGGGTGATCTCGGCGGCGGCCTTGGTGGGGATCTGGACACGGACCTTGGTGGAGATCTGGGCGATGAACCACTGGGAGGAGAAGCTGGAGCAGAATCGCCAATTGATACAGCAGCCGAGCCTGCTGATGCAGGAGGAGCGGACGATTCAGTCTTACTCGCAACCCCTGATGAACCACCAGGAAAACGAGATACCACCATTACCCGTGCCGATGGAAAGACAACTACAAAGCGATCCCACGGCTGGTACACGCCTAAAAAAGTAGATCGTAGGGACGCGGGCGCGCGTAAGCGATCCTACGGGTCAAAGACAACGCCAGAGATGTTTAGGAACACAGACAGGACCCGCGTACCTGGCAGCCAAGATCTAATGAGGCTTGGAAAAGGTATTTATGAAGATGTAGATTCTACTTATGATATGGAAGAGAAGAAGCTAATTGAATCTAATATTGAAATAAGAAGACTGATAGAAAATTTGGAGCGAAATGAAGATGCTAACAAAGACAAGACACAACAAGAAGCGTAACACGGCGTTTATTTATGAAGCTTTAGTGCGCGAGCTTACAAAGTGTATAATAAATAAAGATGAAAAGGGCAAGGGAATCGTGGTTTCTTTGGTTAAAGAGCATTTCGCCCAGGGTACGATTTTACGCCAAGAGCTGGACCTTTACAAGACCCTCTATGAGGCTGAAAATCTTGAGCCATCCATATGTGAAAAATTGCTTTATGAGGTAAAGCGCTCTCATGAGTCTCTTGATAGATCCGAGATTTTTAAAGAACAAACCGCCTTAATAAATAAGATTAACAAAATGCTTTCAAAAAATGTCTTTGGAAATTTTGTTCCAAATTATAAAAATTTAGCAACTATCGCACAAATTTTAAATCCTGATGTCTCAATCAAGCATAGGGTGTTACTTGAGAACACCTTGGTGCATAGCTTGGCAAACCCCTCCTCAGAGGAGGTCAAGGAGATGGCGCCAATTGATAACTTAGTTTATAAGACTTTTGTTAGCAAATTTAATAGTCAGTACAGTGGCAAGCTTTTAGAGGGGCAGGAAAGATTGTTGAGCAAATACATCGCCTCTTTTCATGATGATGGTATCGAGTTAAAAATTTTCCTTAATGAGGAGATTTCTCGCCTTAAAGGGTCCATATTAGATTCGCTGAGAGAAAAAGAGATAGCGGCGGATCCGACTCTTAATCAAAATGCCAAAAAAGTATTAGGAATCCTTGAGGGCTACAAGGAGATTGAAATAAATTCCACCATGGTCCAACAAATTCTTAAAATACAAAATCTCGTGGAGGAGCTTGGTAACTAATGGCAATCAAGGTCAAAATAGGGTCAGCCATCGACAATGGCGTTTCGGATGCTGAGATGGCCCAGCGCCCCGGTATCAAAGTGCGTTTAGATATTCGTAAGACCTTAAGCGGGGATCTTCTTATCTCTGATCATCCGGATATAGATATTGTGGTAATGCCAACAGCGAGCAAGATCCTAACATTGTCAAAGGCCCTAAATAGTGGAGTTGTGTATGGCGCCCAGAGTAGATTGTTTGATTTTCTGCAATCTCGCGGAGTCGTCGATCCCAGCAGTATTCAGGGGGGTAACGTGTATTCTTCGCTAGAAGCCTTGATTCCAAGTGACTCAGATTTACCGGCGATTAAGATTGCTATTTTGAATATCGCCAAATGGATAGAGTCAGAGCAGCCCTCTTTGGATTTTCTGGATCACTACGAAGACGTGGTTGACGACAATATTGTCGATCCTAGCAAGGAATATTCTACCGAGTTAGGACAGGTTTCACAGGCAGCGCAAAAGGGCTCTATTCGCCCGTCGCTAACACGAGGGCCTTATGGACTTTCCCTCTATAACTATTATGGATATTAGAGGTTAATGTGGATCTTGTATATTTTATTCTATGTGCTTTTGGGTTGACCAATATTTTAGTCTATGGATCTATCTTCAACAAAATAAGACCTAAGCACCACTTCTTTCATTGCCCTATGTGTATGGGCTTTTGGGTTGGGGTCTTTTTGTTGGTGACGAACCGGTTCACAGAACTATTTATGTTTGAGCATTCTCTATTCAATGCTTTTCTCCTGGGCTGCTTAAGTTCAGGAACATCATACATACTCGCCATGTTGTTCGGCGATAAAGGAGTTAGACATGAGATTCACGGATCGCAAGTGGGGCCTTCA